CGAGGATGAGTTTTCGTAAGTCGGTGGTTGGCCGGCTTCCGAAACCTCCCTTGGGCATACGGACTCGATACCCGCCCTGCGCTTGGACCATAGATGAACCATTCTTTACAACTAAGGACTGTGATTGTTTCTTCGTTTTCTTCTTGTTTGTCTTCTTGGCTTGTTGTTGCTTTGCCATGAAGTGTGCGTCGTGTGCAGTGTGTGCAGTGACGTGCGGAGAGTAGTCTGTGGGAAAGTCTACCTTGGCCCAAACTCGAAGGTTGGCATTGCCTTAATCGACGTTTCAAATTCCAGTTGCATGCTAGGTGGAATTCCATACGCCAGAAAGAAGGATACCCTTGACCTTTCAGTTATGGGCCGGTAGGCTTGGGTGATATCACCCGCGAACCGCACCAGACCGGACTGTTCGAGTTCATCACCTTTATATGTTCCTTTTCCATGATGGTTGGCATATAATTGGTAATACTCTTGCAACATAGGTATACCAGCAGTCAAGCTCAGCCCCCCCAGGCCAACAGTTGAACACCAGATCCTAAATTGCTCTTCGTTATGAAACTTAGTCATTTTTATAGCGTCTTTTTCAACTACAGACAACGGGTTGCGGCACATAACATACTCGCTACCATCCCACACGGGTTGACACTGGCAAAACTCAATCCGTTCGAAAGTGTGGGTAGGCGCTTCAGCGACCATCGTGAACCCAAATCTGAGAAAGTGACGCGGCACCAATTGGTCAAACTTTCTTCGCAACTTGGATTCGGTGATGACTACGCAGTCGTCCCCGTTGTTGACGAGTCGAAATGGCAAGTTGGGGTGGAGATCTCGGAAGTTCAGCCAAAGCATGCACATGATTAGGCAGTTGCCTAATCCCGTGTTCATGTCCCCGCTGCAACGTCCTCCGGATTTCGTGAACTTGATAGTGCCTTGGTGATGCCTGGCAACGTACCTATTGCGGAGCTGATGTTTCAACAGCCTTCGCAACTCTGGATACTTGCCTAGAAATATACTATCGTAGATCTTATGTTCAAACTTCAAGGCGTCAACAGATACATGTTGATCGAACCGAGAAGCGTCATATCCCAGGGCTACCGCCGAATGCGTGTTGTCCCAGTGTCCACGTAGTAAGGCACCAACCTGCTTGAAGTTCTTACCTTTCGCCATGACTTCATAACCGAACAGTCTGTTAATATCCTCATATAACCTATGCTCAACAGCTTTGGTATACCTACCAAGAGCGAAATTGAACACGGGGGAACGCGGGCTTATAACGCGTTGAACAGGATCGGGTTTCCTGCGGATATTTAACTTTTCTCTCTTCCCGAACAACGATACGACTGAATGGTGTCTTCGGAGTCCACATCTTAAAAACTCCTCAGAGGCTTGCTGAGCGATCGTCCTTCTGCGGCCTTTGTAGGTGTCTACAAACTCCTCACTAGTGAGGGGAAGCGGCTCCAGAGCGGGATCAGCAAACCTTAGCACGAGATAGTTCAGTTTATCGTAAGCCCCAGGTGTAGGTAAGGGGGGAATCGATTTTCCATTATCGACGCGAAACACACGTTCATTGACACCACGTACAAGATGTTCTATATCTTGGTTGTGAATGACCATGTCATCGCTAGCGGCAGGGAAGCCTGTCACCCGGTAAGCAGGCGCCGCTTTGGGGGCAAGACCGTTGAGAACCACTTTCACACTTGGGTCGAGACGCCTACGATCATATTTCTTGGCTCTCAGTGTGGGGATCTCAACGAGTCTTGCTCAGTGTTGTTCTGGAGAGAGAACGTACGAACGCAGCGACTCAATAGTCTTTGCGTTCTCGCGCTCAACAACACTATAACCCATTATGTGCCAAACTGGTACCCGGGTTATAAGGGCACCACGATCTTTAACGCGAACGGATCGGAGGATGCTATGAACGGCCTTAAGATCCTCTGGAGCAGACTCGGGATCGGGCCAGTTGTTAGCAAAGCCGTTACGCGCCCACTGCATGGCAGCAGTGGCGTTCATGCGGGTTCCAGGTAGCCCAGCAAACTGGGCGGAAACTACCGCACGCAGGGCCTCTGAGGAGGCATTGTGGATATCGGAGACACGTGCACGGCCCTGTCGCGCACGATCCACAGAGGCATCACCTTTGGCTACTCTGTCACCAATGTAACGCTTGACACAATTAATTTCCTTGTCATAGACAAGGTTATTATCGCAAAGCGCACGGGCGGTGATCTCCGCTTCTTGTTCACGAACTAAACTAGGGTAGGCCGTAATTAGACTTTGGATGATGACACATCTGGTCCAGTCTAATATAGTCATTGCCTTGTCACCAATCTTGCGAAGGACATAACGTCCAGCCGGAACAATGGTTTTATTGCAAAGCCAACCAATTCGCCAAGTGTTACTCAACCCGGCCCATTTGAAGTCCCAAAGAAACTGCTCAGCCCAACGTTTAAGTCGGTCAGTTTGCACACTAAATGCAACATCTAAGTCAAGAAAGAAACTAGCAATTTCTTCCATGACCCACCCAGCAGAGGATTTCACGAAGGCCCACCAGTGTCCATATACCTGGACAAACCGATGGCTGGTGGTAACGTTAAGTTCGTCGACAAGCTTTAATATCAGCCCTCGAGATACCACTGACAACAATCGCCATTTCATGGTAAACCATGATTTGGCCTCGGCTGTCAAATTGCCGAGTCCCGCAGCTATGTACGCGTATTCCGAATGAATCCGCGTCTGGCAGAAATCCATGTTAAGTAGCTAATTTAACACAGATG